GGGCATGCCCTGTCTCTACGATGCACAACAATCAGCCCAGTTGGCTAAAACGCTCGATTGGCTCGATCTCGAAACGAAAAAGGCCATCTTCATTAACTTCAATGCAATCCAGTCCTACCTGATCACCCGGACAAAGTATAGTATCTTATTCAACGCGCCCGTCATCCCGACGAAGGTCGGGACCCAAAATCCAAAGCACAACCTTCTTGGACTCGGATCCGTCGCTCACTCGCTGATTAAAGCCGGGTATGGTGATATTAAAAACAGCAACCTGGTTGAGTTTTTCGAGATCATGTACAGTGATCTGATCGGCAATGTTACCAGTTTGCACAAACAAGGTCATCCGATCGATAAAATTGCCGAAATGACCGGCCTGACGATATCAAAGATCAACCAGATCATCTAAGTATTTACGATTAGACAATTTACAATTTTGTTCTAATCGGCGCACCGGGTTTAAATAGTAAATAAATAAATTGTAAATTATAGGTCATGTCAATAGCCAACAATCCCCAACTGCTTCGCGAATCATTCATCTATTTTTCCAAATTCCCGTTACTTTCCGGAGTACTCAGCAGCATGTTCCGCGCTGGTAAAACATCAGTTACCGGCTACGATGCTCTAAAATCTGAAATTACAGCACTTGCAATCAATTCCCTGGTTCCTGAAATCCTCAATTTTCTTTTCAGCAGCAATGAGGATAAACTGAAGGCCGAAATTGAAGATACAAAGGGTATGTTCATGCTACTCGATTATGGTCAGCTCAGCAGCTCAAAGGATGACATGGAGCGCAAGAATGATCAATTTGAGCTAGGTATCATCATTGCCCGGAAGCTTAAACCTGAAGATTACGACATGGCCGAAACCTTACTTCTCCAGGACGAGCTCCTGAACACCACTCGTCGGGTCCGTGAAATCATGCTTGCCGATTCCAAAAACCATCCGTGGGTTAAGCAGCTCGATTTTCCACATCGCATAACTCCCTGGTATGCCCGCGAACTTTGTAATGCGACCGGCTTCTCCATGAATTTCTCAAAATCTGGGATTGATATGATTTAATCAAAAAATGCTGCACAACACAAAATAAATGATGAAATATATTTCATCATGTCGAATATTAAATATATCTTTGAGGCATACAAACATTCAAAACCGCACACCCAGGGTTATAGGTGTCTAAACAAAATGAGTACTTCAAACATTACAATCGAAACATTAGCCGAAAAATTAGGTCAAACCGTATGGACTAAAGGCGATCTCAAAAGAATTTATTTAAACGATGCTGGTTTCAATACCAAGAAAATGAGTACCAAAACGTTCATTTTCCAAACCGAAGATGGCGAATTTAAAGTGTCATGCCGTATCGAATGTCCATCACAGCCTTACCAGTGGATTCAATCACAAGAAGAAGAAGTTAAGGAAGGTATTTATAACGACATCGAACGGGCATTGGCAACCGAAGTTTTTCTGGTAGTAAACGAAAACGACCAGTATATTGATGATTGTGGCAACATTGTCGCGCTAAATGATATTTATTCAGATTACTATTTTAGCCAGAAAAAAGCCAATAATATTGTTGAAGAATATGGATTAGTAAAAAACGAAATGGTTAATCTGAAAGTAATTACTATGCCAGTTTCCGAATTTAAAGCTGAAGTTGAAAAACTCGATAAAGCCTACCGTGCCGAACGCGATGCAAAACAACAAGCTGCTGCATTGATTACTGAGCCTGTAGTAGTGAATACTATTCCAGCAAAAAAGCCAACCCTTACCATTACAAATACCGAAATTCCTGAATTTGGAGTCGGCTCAAAAGTCAAACACGCACGTTTTGGCGAAGGCACCGTCATTGCTGAATCAAATGAAAATATTGAAGTTGATTTTATTAACGGCGGAAACAAACAGCTCCTGAAGAAATTCGCTAAACTCGAACGGGTATGATCTCCAAAGTATTCGTCCGATTCGATAAAATGTACGGGGAAACACCCCGTGCATTTCTTCTGCTCATTGAAGGTCAGGAAATGTGGTTCCCTAAACGATTCTGCCGCAATTTCATCCTGAATAAAAAACTGGGTGGAAACATGGAAATACCGGCTTGGCTCTACCGCGAGAAATTTGGCCGCGAACCCGATGAAGAAGATGCAACTTTGATAGTTGAACATCATATTCCTGAACCAATTGAACCCAAAAATATTGAACCATTAAAAGAATTATCAAGATGAATCGAATCTATTTAATGTCAACAGCTCCAATGACCGATGAAGAAATTGCAATCATTGAATCTAATTTATCTCCAGATTTTGCTGGAAGAATAAAATACCACGATTGGCAGACAGATAACCAAACTGCTTATATCGACCTGAAAAGTGACCAAAATCCAGATAAAGATGAAGTTCCAATTTTCATCCTTGAGTGCGACGATGCTGGCATTCCTACGTTCTGGAACGAACCATTATCCGATTTTAGCAATAATACTGCTAACACAGATGCAAGCCTTACTCGATAGTCAGATTGGAGCCATAGAAAAGCTTTCGCCCCGCAAAGTTGGCGCATTGCTTAAACGCCCGGGCACAGGTAAAAGCCGAACGGCAATTGAATTGATCCGAAGTGTTCCCGAAATCGAACAGGTTGTTTGGTTAGCTCCATTTCGGAGCGTCAACCCAAAAATCAAAGGTTCAGGCATTCAGGACGAAGTCAGTAAATGGGGAGGGTTCGACCTTCCAACTCACTTCGTTGGCATCGAAAGCCTAAGCAATAGCGACCGGATTTATTTGCAGCTTTACAATCTCATTTCAAGTAAAAATACATTTCTGGTATGCGACGAAAGCTTAAAGATTAAGAACTACGATGCCAAACGAACCAAACGAATCATCGATTTAGGCAGATTATGTGAATACAAACTAATTCTGAACGGTACACCCATCAGCCGCAATCTGCTCGATGTTTGGCCGCAAATGGAATTCCTTTCGGCCAAAATTCTGAATATGTGTCAGGCCGAATTCAAGAACACATTTTGCGAGTATACCAAAATCACCAGGCGCAGCGGATTTCGCAGCTACAGCAAGGAATTCATTACGAAATATCACAATATCGACCATCTGTACAGCCTGATCCGCCCGTATGTGTACGAAGCCGATTTGCAACTTGACGTAAAACAACAGCACATTGACATTGATTATGAGGTTGAGCCAGAGATCAAAAAAGAATACGAGTACCTGAAAACTACTTATCTTGATAACGAAAAGCTTCAGTTCCTGAACAACAATATCTTTTTGGAAATGACCATGAAAATGCAGCACCTCTATTCGTGCGCTGCCGAAAAGTTTGAAGTTACCAGGGAAATAATCAAAGAACATGGAGCCGATAAAGTGGTAATCTTTTGCAAGTTTGTCGATAGCCGCGAGGCATGTATCAAATCGTTCCCGGACATCACGGTTTTAAGCATTCAGAGCGACAGTTCAAGCATCAACCTGCAAAGCAAGTCGGTCACCATCGAGTGGGACAAAACATGGGATTTCGCCTGTGTCGATCAGTACCGCCACCGAACCTATCGCGTTGGCCAGCTTCACACCTGCTATTACTATTACCTTAATGCAAACGTAAAGCTCGACGGCCTGATGAAAGCCAACAACGACAAGAAGCAAGATCAACTCGAATATTTTAAAGGTATAACCAAAGAAGAATTAAAAGAACTATTATGAACGTCTACGAAGCATCACAGCAACGCCTTAAAATCCTTTTTACCGAATTCGATAATATTTGCGTATCGTTTTCAGGAGGAAAAGACAGCGGGGTATTGCTCAATTTATGCATCGACTATATCCGGGATCACGAACCCGACCGCAAATTGTGTGTTTTCCACATGGATTATGAGGCGCAATACCAGATGACCACCGAATACGTTGAACGAACACTGGCCGAAAATTCCGACATACTTGATGTTTACCGCTGCTGCGTTCCTTTCAAAGTCACTACTTGCACATCCATGCATCAGAATTACTGGCGTCCATGGGAAGAATCGAAACAAGATATTTGGGTGAGTAAAATGCCCGACAAATGTTACACGAAAAAAGACTTTCCATTCTTCAGGCCAAATATGTGGGATTACGAGTTTCAGGAAAAGTTTAGCCTTTGGTTACATCAGCGCAAAAAAGCCAAACGAACGGCTTGTCTGGTAGGTATCCGCACTCAGGAATCATTGAACCGCTGGAGAGCGATATACAGCGATCGCAATTACCGCAATTATAAAGGCATCAACTGGACTAAAGAAATGTTTCCAAACGTTTACAATGCCTATCCTGTTTACGATTGGCTAACTACCGATGTGTGGACCGCCAACGGTAAATTTGGCTGGACATACAACCGGCTGTACGATTTGTATTACAAAGCCGGGGTACCTTTGGAAAAACAGCGGGTTGCAAGTCCATTCCTTTCAGCGGCTCAGGATAGCCTTAAACTTTACCGGGTAATTGAACCGCATACCTGGGGCAAACTGATATCACGGGTAAATGGCGTTAATTTCACCGGTCTTTATGGCGGAACCACCACCATGGGCTGGCAATCAATCAAACTTCCTGCCGGTCACACATGGGAGAGTTACATGCACTTTCTCCTGAATACGCTCCCTGAAGATACCCTGGCAAACTACCTTGATAAACTTTCGGTTTCAATCCGGTTCTGGAAAGAAAAAGGCGGGGTACTTTCCGATGAAACCATTCAGAAATTAAAGGCATCCGGAGTAACGTTTGAAGTTGGCAAAACCACCAACTATCAAACATCAAAGCACCCGGTTAGGATGGAATACATTGACGAAATAGACATTTCCGAAGCAAAAGAAATCCCGACATTCAAACGAATGTGCATCTGCATCATGAAAAACGATCACCTGTGTAAATACATGGGCTTCACCCTCAATAAAAACGAAATGGCACGACGAAAAAACATCATTGAAAAATATAAATCACTCTTATGAAATCACCAGTTTACAACGTTAAAGCTATCCCTATCGAAAAGATAAGGGCAAACAGTTACAACCCGAATGCCGTAGCACCTCCCGAAATGAAACTATTGGAACTATCTGTTTGGGAAGATGGCTACACAATGCCAGATGTATGCTACTATTACCCTGATGAAGATATCTATGAAATAGTTGATGGTTTTCATCGCTATTCGTTAATGAATCCAAAATCAAAACATTTTTCGAAACGGATTTACGACCGTGAAAACGGCATGTTGCCGGTAGTTATAATACAGAAAGACACATCAAACCGCATGGCTTCAACCATTCGCCACAACCGCGCCCGTGGTAGTCACGATGTCGATCTGATGGTAAACATCGTTGGCGAACTCACCAATGCAGGAATGTCTGATGCATGGATAATGAAACACATCGGCATGGATGCCGACGAGATATTGCGCCTGAAACAACTATCAGGCTTAGCCGAACTATTTAAAAACAAAGAATTTTCAACCTCATTCGAAACCCTATGAAACGCGACTACCCACTATTCCTGATCGACCGCTCATGTGCAGCGGCCTATCCGTTCAATTACATTACCTGTTTTGATCAAACTGTTGGCTTCGTCGCCAGGGTCGTTCACTTCCCTGCCGATGCCCAGTACTTAGAATTTATTAAAACAGCCTCACAAATCGAACATGCCGAATACATGAACGTCATGTTCAAGGCCAAACGTGGTGGTGTAATCCTGGTGTGCGAAGATTTTCTGTACAACTTCGAACTTACCAGCGCCAATCTCAGGCGGGTTCAAACCCTTTTGAAAAAAGCACTGAAGAAATTTCTTCATGCCGAAGTAGAGCGCACACCGGATTTAAAAGATTTAAATATCGACAACCAAATCGTTCAGCAGCAATTAACCGTTGAACGTGCTAAACTGATGTACGAAGATTTAGTTCGTCGTGCCAATGGCGATCGTAAAGTGGCCGATTACCAGATTGCCCTTGCCGAAGCCACCCTCGAAACCCTGAAGAAATTCAGAGATAACCAGAAGTATTTCACTTTAAATATGAATTGATATGCCACTCACGACATCTGAACTATTCAGAAAAATAATTGCCCATCGAAATTGGTACAATGGAATTGGCATTGATCGGCTACTGGCTGCAAAAACAAAGGAGAATTTTAATGCTGGCAAACTATCGGAAGCCAAGCAGACCGAAATTCTTTTAAAACTTGGATATAAAATTAACTCTCCACAATTATGGAACGAAAGCCTCGCAGAAATGTGAGGCTTTTTTATTTCATCCAATCTCTGTAACTTGCACGGATAAACCAAAAATTCAATCACTATGAAAAAGCTATTAATCGCGTTGATATTATTGCCATTATTTTCAATTGCTCAAATAACTGGAACAACAAAACGGCAAATATCTGTTGAAGTTGGAATTGATGTGAAAACAGTTCTAAAGATTCCATCTGGAGAAGCTGTTGATATTATTGATGCAAATCAATATTTCTTTACCATCTTATACAAAGGCAATAGGGTTGTAATCAATCGAAAGAAGATTAACTACAATCAGTCTGAATTAAATGATTTGTTGAAAATAAAGACTGATAAAGAACTAGCTGATGGTAAGCTTACCCTTAAAGATATTGAGTCGCAAAAGATTACTGATAATGCCATGATTGCAGATAATTATAAATACGAAATTGACCATATTCGTTATTGTACTGGTAAATACAAAAACGAAATTACGACTGGATATGTTTTTTCATTATTGGGTACTGCAACAGTAACATCAACTTTGTATATGAAAAAAGAAACATTAGATGATCTTGACAATATAAAATTAGTTAGCAACATCGGTTACGGATTAGGTATAATCGGTACAATTTTAATTATCGACAGTAACAAATGGATGAAAAGGATAAACGTTGGCCCGGATGGAATTGGATTAAGATACAAATTTTAAAAAGAAAATTTAACCAACAAAAAACCCGCTTACTCAGCGGGTTTCCCTTTTTCTTCATACCTTTGAAACGCCAAACACTCTCATATATAATTATCGAAGTCCGAAAGGGAAGATTTTCCCCTGCGGCAACTTTTGGATTACTTCGGTAATTATTAGAGTGGTTTGGCGACCTGCTGCAGGGGTTTTATCTAAACCACAATGGAAGACAACACCGAATTTATTACCCAAATCATTGACCAGTTCTCGACCTGGTATGCACCTGCAACCGATATTGCCAAGGCCACCGATTTTTTAAGCACTGCCGAAATTGCTGAAGCGCTTAACCAGATTCATCCAGGTGCAAAAGTCAACGACGAACAAATATTCGATGCCATGACCGATGCTGGTTATCTTTACTGTCCCGATCCTGGTAAAATGACATTCCAACTCAAGTGGATGATCATCCGCAACCAATAATACTCAGCCTCGCCCATCGGCGGGGCTTTTTTGTGTCCTTTCGCCAATCTCACTCACATCCGATCTTTGGGTTATTAAAATTAAAAGATCAATGATCTCCGACCAATTCAATCGAGGTATGCTCTTCGAAGAATTCACCGCCCAGGTGCTTCAGAATGCAGCACCAAAAATTATGAGCGAACAGGCCGATCGTGTCTATCGGTATTATAACGAACGGACCGGGCATATTGGCGAAAGCTTAATGAATCATATATTTCAGGTACTTCGATCCGGAGGAGGCGCTTCGCTAGAGTTTGGCTACCTCTTAGACCTTCGTTTTCTCGATCTTAAACTCACCGCCTCCGGTAAAAAGAAAAAGCTCTACGGCCCGGTTTACAATCGCCCGCTTTGGGGCTATGTGTATGGCTACATCTTTGGCACTTTGCGCTATGGATTAACCCAGGCCGTGCAAACACAAATATTCGATCAGATTCGCGAATCGTATAAAACACCCGTCACAAAATGAGCAAACTAGCAGACGATATCATTAAAGCCACCGTGCAAATTGGAACCAACGAGGCTCAAAAATCATTAACCGATCTGGCCCGTTCCACCGGCGAATTAAAAAGTCAGAATGAGGCCTTACGGATCACTCAAACTAAATTGAAAGCACTTGGCATGGAAACTTCGGCAGAATACAAGGCTGTTACCAAGCAGATTGCCGAAAACACAAGTGCAATTAAAGCTAACGATGTGCAAATGAACACACTTCGTCAAACGCTTGGTGTTACCGAAATGTCGATGAAGCAACTTCGGGCACAGGCCACCAACCTAAAAAGGGAAATAAACTCGATGGTCGAAAAAGACAATCCGGCAAAATACAAAGCGCTTAACGACCAGCTAAAAGCTACTGAAACACAAATGAAACAGGTCGGTTCCCAAATTGGCCTTACAAAAGTTAGTGTTAGTTCGTTGGCCGATGAAGCAAAAAGCCTTTTACCCGCTTTCGGGCTTGCCGCAATAGTAGCTGGTATAGGATCCGCTGCAAAGGCTATAATAAACAGTACCCATGCCACCGCCGATGCTTTTGAGTTTTCCGTAAATGGAATGAAAACAGGGTTAAGTTTTTTCTGGCAAACATTGGCTACCGGCGACTGGTCAAATTTCACTACCCGAATGCGTAAGGCTATTAATGGCGGATATGAATTTGCAAAAATGATGGATGAAGTCGATGACCGGACCCGTGCTTTTTCAATGATGGATGCTGATTCAAGACAAAAGGCCGTTGATTTGGAAATAGCGCTCCGCAATAAAATGTTATCTCCTGAAGAACGTAAAAAAGCAGGTCTCGAACGAATTGCATTGGAAGAAACCCTTGTTGTAAAAAGAATTGATATCGCACAAATGGCATTTTATGCTGAGCAAAAAGACGCGTTAAGGCAAACTCAAATGACTAAGGAGGAGCTGGATGCTGTTGCAAGGGATATCGACAGCCGGAAGAAGTTGGATGCGCAGGCTTACGACGAAAAAGTTGATGCATATAATAAACTTCGCGCATTAAATACAACTACTACAGCTGTTGGTTATAGTACGACTGTTATTCAAAAAGAAGATACTCCTGAGATGAAATTAATGAAAAAAGAAATTGATTTCACCGATGCCTCCGTGAAAGAATATGCCGGATTGATGAAGCAGTTTGATATTATGAAAAAGAATTCTGCTGACAAAGGAGAAGTCACCCAGGATTCGTTCACCGCTGCCTATAACAATTTGAAACAGGCTGCAGTTTCCGGCAAGGAAAACATTAAAAAAGTGTATTCTCAAGTAAGTACACAGGAAAAGGCAATCAGGGACGATCAGGAAAAAGCCACTGCAGATGCAATAAAATCACAAAAAGAAGCCTCCGATAAAGCCATCGAACTACTTTCTCAGCAACAAAATAAAGAAATGGCAATTCTGGTTGATAAATATACCAACGAAGGAATGTCCGATGGTGTTTTTAAAGCCGAACAAGAAAAACTTGATGTTGAATATCTGTTAAAGAAACAAGCTTCACTTCAGGAACATGGTCAAAGTACAATCGAAGTCGATAAACAGATCAACGACAAACGAATTCAATCGCAGAAAGAGTTTAATGATGCAATGGCTAAAGTTGAAGAGGAATATCAGAAAGATCAAAAAGATAAACCTGTAACCGCCGACGAAGCCGGAGTCAATCCTGCATCAATGGTTACACCGGAAGATTTGGATTTTGCCTCGAAAAAACACTCGATTGATGAATGGACAGCCTATCTGATCAAAAAAACAAATGAGCAGATTAAAATAAAGGAGAAATATGCAAAGATCGAAAAGGACATTCAGGATGCACGCGACCAATTAGTTGATGCTCAAATTGGTGGTATCGAACAAGTCGCTGGAGCAATGGCCGGAATGTTCGAAGAAGGATCAGCAGCTCAAATTGCTTTTTTTGCTCTTGAAAAAGCCATGGCCATAGCTCAAATTTGGGTAAATTATGCTCGTGAGATTTCAAATAATCATTTAGCTGCCAGTGTAATGAATATAGTATTGCCAGGTTCCGGTATTGTCTGGGAAGGAATTATGGATACTAAGGCGCTAACTATGGCCAGTTTAAATACAGGCATTATTGTGGCACAATCAATTGCACAGGTTGCTTCAGGTAAAAAGGGCAAAAAAGCCGGTGGATATACCGACCGTGCCGCTTCAGATGACAAGATTGTTGACTTTGTACACGCCAACGAATTTGTTGGAACCGCGAATGCTGTTCGCAATCCGACTGTCAAACCAGTTTTTGATATTATTAAACTGGCCGAGGAACAAGGGACTATTGCAACTCTAAATCTCCCTGCAGTTATGGCTTCCGGAGGACTGCAGTCAGGCGGATATACAT